CCACAGTCTGCTGTCCTGCGTAGCGAGCCAAAGTTACTGTCTCGTATGCAGAAGTCATTGCTGTATCTGAAGGTGCTGTTCCGTCGATTGCGTTAGAAGCAACTGTTGGAGCAGTATCAGAACCGCCACCAGCTGATGTTACCAATGCAGGAATGTTAATTTGCATACCTGAAGCAGGTGCAGCCTGACGAGTTACAGCGTCGATTGTTGGACGTCCAAAGTTTGTGTTAGACACAAAGTTTGAAAGGTACTGAATTGGGTTAAACGCTGGGTTAGAACCGATTGTTGCATCTGTCGCTGTAAGAAGTGAGCGATCTTCTGATGCAGCAACCCACTCGCGTGAAACGTTGTCGCCAAGTGCTGCTTTGATTTTGTGCTCTGTGTAGCGACCCATAGATGTGATTCCGTGACGAACACGAGTCACACCTTCGCCATAAGGAGTTGCTGCCTTAATGACTGGGCGTGAGGCTTCTGCTGTTGCTGCTGCCTCAGTTGTTGCGGGAGTTGTATCTTCTGACACAGCTGCCTCACTTTCTGTTTGGGTTTCGGTTTGTTCTAAAGCTTTTTCAATCTTCTGAGTTTCCTCGAGAACCTTGACTGCTTCAGAAATCTTCGCGATTTGTTCATCTTCGATTTGTTCGAGAGTCTGCTCGACCATTTCGTCTTCCGCAGCTTGTGCTGCTACTTCGAGGACGCGAGCCTCGGTAAATGCTGGTGATTCCACCAATGAAACTTCTTTAAGGATTGCCGCTGTGACGATAAGAACGCCATCTTTGCGTTCCTTTGACGAAAGAACTTCGACGCCTACTGAAAGTCCGTCGATAAGTCCTTCTGATGCCATAACGAGATAGTCAGAAGCCTTAGAAGCTGCTGACAATTTGAATACGCCGTCGATACCTGTTGCAGTCTCAGAAAAAGACTTAGCGCGTCCGATTGGATCGTTAGAGTTGTGCTGAGCAAGCAACTTAATCTTTGACACGGCAGGAATCTGGATTGAACCGCGCTCGAAGATTACTTTACCGACTGATGTATTACCGACTGCACCAAAAGGCACTACCTGTCCAGCAATGATGCGACGTTCGCCATCTGCTGCTTCAATCTGTGAACTAAATGTCAGTTGCATCTGGTGTTGCCTCTGTTTCTGCTGGTGTTGGCTGTGGGGTTTCGGTCATGGTTGATTCTGAGCCGTCTGGCGCAAGTCCTTCCATTTCCTTTGCTTGATCTAAAGAAATAAGTTGAAGCTGTAGAAGTTTCTCTGTCACAGCAAGGCGGTCTTGAGGATTGGCGCGTAGGAATGTCTCATCTACAGCAAACCGCACAATCTGACCGCGAGGAGTAAGGTCGTCTAATGAAAGACGGTCTTCAATCGCGCTGATAAATGGCGCAAGAGAATAAGCAAAGAACTCTTTACGAGAATCGAGAACGTTTTGATAAGTAGAAGAACGGTTATGCTCAGCGTTAATCATGTGCGCTGGAATATTGAAAGCGCGAGCAATCTGAGCTGCTAATTCTTCGATGGAATCGTTGTAAGTCATTTCCATTGGAGAATATGACGTTGGAACGTACTCAAGAGTAGAAGTTAGGTAAGCAGTTGAGCGGTTCTTACGCGCTTGCTTCCAAGTATTAAGCAATCCTTGAATCTGTCCGTCTGGAAGGTCTGCACCAGAGTTCTTCAGGTAGCCAGTTGGTTGAGGTGATGAAATACCGACGTTAGCAGCTTCTTCTGCCTGAATTGCAGAGTTAATAAGTCGTTGAGAACGAACGAGAACGCCTTGGTCGAACGCTTGGAAAGTTACAAGTGATCCAACGCCTGAGTCCGGAACTTTCGTTCCGTTTACCATGTAAAACTCGACTTCCTGAGTCAATGTATCAAGTTTAGTTGTTACTCGGTTGTTCTGAATCCACTCGAATGAAGCAGGGCGTCCATCATCTGCATATACAGAAGTAACGCGCCAAAATGCTTGACCGAACATAATAAGAGAATCGACAGTCCATGCAATCGTTACAGATCGTGGAGCGCGTGAGTCTGGCTGACGCACCCAAGTAGGCATAGCAATTTCTTCGCCAGTATTGAGCGAATACATTTCTAGCGGGATTGTTGCAATAGTAGATTTAATAAGATTAAGGCACTGATTTACAGCTGGAACTGATACCGCAGCTTGGCGGTCGATTGGTGAAGCCCAGTTATTCCAACCGCCCATGCCCATTGCATAAGAAGAACCGAAAGGCGCATCATAAACGGCAGGATTTACCTGCGCTGTGATTTCTTTTTTCTTGCCGAGCCCAAAGATAGCCATAGAGTGCAATTATACACTACATATAGGTTATCCAGCGTATATAGCCGCTACCTGTTGTGGTTTCATCAACATTGACACAACCATAGCTGTAGCAATCGCTCCAGATATATCGCCAGCGGACTTTCGTTTCACAATACGCCATGATGAATCGTTTGTCTTAGCTGCGCAGTTATTCATCTGTTGAATCCAGTTTTCCTGACCCTTATGAACTAGGCGCAAATTATCCATCGAGTCTTTTAGATCCGTGCACGCCTGATAGAACTGCTGGCCAGAAATATCTTGAACCACGCAACCGCTATTGGCCAGCCTTTCAGCAATCGTCTGGGTCGCGTACTTGTCGTAGCAGATTTGACGCGGGTGATATTGGTCAGCCCACGCCTTTATCTCAACTGCAATCTTTAAATCATCCACCGAGACTTGCGAGTCCCAAGTCTGGAGTATTCCCACGCCAATTCGACCATCTGGAAGTATCTGACCAGCAACGAGGCTCGCATTACGGCGACTCGGATTGACGTCGAAACCGAATACGGTGTAACCGCCGACTGGAATTTCGAGAGTGCTATCAGAACATGCCTCAATAGAACCATGAGTCCAAGGAGAGCTAAGGGAGTCAATCCATTGGCATAGAAGCTCCGTACGGGTATTTTCAATAGGTGATGTGGCGACTGCTTCTTCAAGGGTGTCCTCCGTAATAGTGTAGCCAAGTGCCGGGTTAGCTTGAGCCCAACCTGCTCGGTCTGTGATCTTGCAATACTGGGGTGCTGAGTATTCATAAAAGCCAAAGGTCTTAGGCGGGTGTTCTAAAGCCCTTTCTCGCATGCCATTTAGGACTGTCGAGAAAGCGTCTCCTGCATTAGAGGTAAGAAGCGTTTGAGAATTTGGACGCGCTCGAGTTGTAGGGATAGCCGCTCTGTATCCTTCTTCGTTGATTTCTCGAAGCTCATCGATGAAGAGGAAATCCGCAGTTCTTCCGCGAGAGCCGTCTCGAGTTGCCGCAACAACGTCAAGCCTTCTTCCGTCCAGCATTTCAATAGACTCAGTTCCGTTGGCGTACCTGATCTGCTTGACGAACCCTTTGAGATGGTCATTACTCTCCAATACCTGCGCTACTTGTCTGAATGTGTCGAGTGCCATGGCTCTGTTAGAAGACATGATTAAAATGTTCTTAGAATCCCACTTTAATAGGTGCGCCAGAATGAGCATACGCGCTAAATGGGTCTTTCCATTCTGGCGAGCGATGAGCAGCAGGTTAGTCTTGCGAACCCAGTCACCGGACTTGTTTACTACCAACATATCGCGTAGAACGTGCTCCTGCCACGGCAGCAAAGGCATCTGGATTATTTCACAGAGATCCTTGACGTCCTGAAGCTTAGATTCGCCCTTGAGAGGTGGAGTGAATAGCCGTGGTTTCGTTGCCCCTCGTAGCTTCTGTTTACGCGCCGCCATGACTAGGCTCAATTACCTATCGGTCTGGCTGTAAAAGGCGAGTCTTGGTGCTGAACCGAGCGCATTGGAGAGATATTGTCGATAAAGACAGGGGGGGTACTCTGCCGCTGCAAAAAAAGCCCCTCTGAGCGCGAACCTTTAGAGCTGTTACAACTACGGCATGCTGCCACTAGATTATCTAATGCGACTGGGTCGCCGCCTTTGTTAATTGGTATGATGTGATCAACTGTAGTCGCATGTTGCTGACAATATCTACAAATCCATTCATCTCGAGCCAAGACCTGTAGTCTCACACGTTTGTAATCTCTGGACAATCGAGGATCGCCGCGTCTGCTGCTCAATGCCAACCCCATACTTTCCAATGATGTAGTGCCATACATGTATCACCATTGTACCTATGATGTATGTACTTAATGCCATATCGTACCTGCTCTATAGCAGACTTCTCATATATGATGGGGTTCTTTAACTGTGGTATCCCATATACATGATACTTGCCTTTAAGGTTACCTATTGCATATTGGTTAAATGCTGACTCTTTGCCATATAACGTAAGTAGGCAATTAGCTTGTTTATGATCCATAGATAATCGGATATATGTCTTTGGGTTTATGGCATCTATTGAGCCACTACTTGCGCTACCCATAGGTAGGCATAGAGATATCCCAATAACGAGTGCTACCGAGCAAGCTAGTCGCAAGCGGCTTGCTCTGAGCCCCTGAAGGGCTCTAGCCCAGAGTGTACCAGCGGTGTCAAATACAAAACTAAAAGTGCTGGTCAAAGCGCGTGTCTTATTTAGAATCTGTTGTATAAAATCCTGAGCCCTTGAAATGTGCTGGAACTGAGCTGTAAATCTTTCGCATAGTTGACCCGCAAAACGGGCAATCGACGTCATGTGGTTCATTTATTTTTAACTCCTTGTCATAGCGGGCATTCGCCTCGCATAACTCGTTGTCACACTCGAACTCATAAATCGGCATGGTTACCTTTGGTTACCTTTTGACACGTTGTACATGGCACATTCTCCAACTTCCATGATCCGCACATTGCGCATCTTTCAGGTTCTAATTGTACCGAATCTGTCTGTATATCGCCGTAACCGGCTTTAAGCAATAGACCAACCAAGTCTTGAAATCTCATAAACGCGAGGTACTGGCTGCAGTCCTCTCCTTGTCCGTTCATTCGACACACCACGGCGCTCAGCTCTTTGCCCTGCGACCTCTTCTCGACTTGCTTGATCCATGCTAGAGGTGAGAACTCAGAACGAGCCTTTATCTCAATGTCGAACGGGACATTGTGAATATCCTTGCCCGCACCTCTACCGATGCTTGCGCTTCTCCACCAAGTTTGTAGATAGGAGACAACTACGCGCTCAGTACGAAAGCCTCGGTCTTTCCTATGTCGAGTCAATTACTTGATCTCAGGAAATCTCTTAGTAAATTGACATTGGTTGCATACAAATACCACGCCACCATCTGGACGATTCCATTCATTGACATGAGTAAAACCATCGCAATAATCACAATTATCTACTCCGGCAAAGCCAGCAAATACATAATCGTCAAACGCGTTAATATAGCCTCTCATGCTCGACCTGCCGAATTAACTGTTCCACAAGCTTCGCAAGTCCACTCATGTTTTAAGTATCGCTGGCGAATCTGTGTTCTTGTTGGAAACTTATTGCACAACTGGCAAATCAATTTGTAGCCAAGTTCTTCGAGCAGTTCAGCGTTAGCCTTTAGATTGGCTGCTTGTTCCTCATTGGGAAATGACTCCCATTCGCCATCTTGATTAAGAAATTGAATATGACCCATTAGTTGTCACGCTTTCCCCATGTGCCATCAGCTTTGATTTCGTACCAGATTGGCTCGCACTTTTCTGTGCCTGCGCCCGGCATTCCGCTGGTTACTTGATTCACGCAACGCCAATGACCCCATGGCTTACCAGCTTTTGATGTGCCAGTTTTCCAGATCATATCGCCATGCTTGCATCGCTGTATGTCCGAATCCGTTGTGCCACCAAGAATCGACTTGACCGTCTCGACGGCTTGCTCCACAGTCTGAACTGGGTTCGCTTCCCACGTTGTCCATGGATCATCTGCCTTTGCTACTGGAACGTATTGCTGTGCGGTGTCAGCCATCTTTGCTTTCGTGGCTTCGATGGTTTCTTTCACAACTGTTAGTTTAGCGACTTTCGCCATCTCTTCTCGGCTAGGACGCTTTCCCTTTGTCGCATATCCCGCCGAAGCGAGAGCGCGCCCAATCGCAGAGGTCTCACAATTTTCAAGAGCTGAAGTAGCATTGACTCCACGACCCTGAATCGTCTCTTCCGCGAGCCCAGAACTCCAAGGGTGTTGATCAGCCTCAGTTCTATATATGTAAGCCTGTACGATAAAACGTGTAGCACTTGCTTCAACCAACTTTGTGTCAATACGTCCATCTGGGTGCTCCTTCCAAAATTTAACCAAGCGTTCTTCAACTGTCTCATAATCTTCAAGATTAAACATAAAGTTCATTCTCCTCGGTATGTAATTGTCCGGCTATCGCAGCGTACGCGACAAGGTCGATGTAAGTGTCTGACTTTGCAGTCTCCATGCTTCTTGCGACTTTGACCAATGCCATACACATCGCCACTTGATAATCCGTAATTGGCATTTCGAGGTATGAGCTCCAGAGTGCGGCTGTTCGCTGCATATTGTCGCTAGGGTGACCGTAATCAAGTCCTCGGTCTTGGATAGTAGCTCGCGCTTCGTTGAGGTAGTCTCTAGCATTCATCGACCCACCTGCTCTAGCTGACGAAGTGTCTTGCGTAGCGCAATCCGTCCTGCAATCTTGCCGTGTTCATGTCCTTTTGCATAGCCGACTAAAAAGCCGACCAATGAGCCAAGCAAGCCCATTCCGATTAAATAGTGATCCATTTGTAGCCCTTCTGTATCCGTATCTCGGTACGGCAGAAGTATTACAGCAGTTTGAGCTGACAGAAGCCAAACTTTGATAACGAAACGATAACAATTTCGTCCACAGATTCGTCACCGAAATCCGGTCTAGCGAACCCTTCCATGAACCTTGCCCTGCACAATAAACGTGCCGTTCTTTTCAATGTTAATTATGTCCACTTGGACATTGTTTCCCTGCACATACATGATTGAGAACGCTTGCTGCCAATTAGCCGTTCCCTTGGTGTATGAGGCTTGTCTAAAGTCCATAAGGTTTCCTACTTCAACCCCATGTAAAACACGCCCTAAACGCCCTCCAGAGGCTTCTGTGAAGGCGCTACGCCCCGCTCTGTGAGTATGTCCTGAAATGACGTTCTTGCCATGCCTACGGGCTGCCTCGAGGGCTGATAAACCCCCTAATTGCTTGATAGGCGTATGGTCTCCATGAACTGCAATCCAATTAGGAGCGATGTTCATAGGGTTTTTATGAAAGGTTATGCCAAGTTCATCAAATTTCATAAACTTCTCAAAGCGAAGTTCTGGCAAAGATAGAAAAGACGGTATCTTCTTCATAATGATGTTGTATAGGCGATCTGTGTGGTTAGATCGTATGCAATCTGTCACGCCCAATTCCCATAGCAAATCAACGCAACGGTCTCTGTCTGCCCCAAGAGACTGCTCATAAGCTTGTGGTGTGCCTTCTGACCATTTGGATATAGTCTGAAAGTCAATCTCGTCACCAATGGTAACTGTCTGGTCTGGCTTAAACTTCTGTAGGAATCTTGCTATGTTCTGAGTAACGTGTACGTCCTCGAAAGGCACTTGTAAGTCGCTCAGAATTACGATTCGCTTCACTTAGTCCTCGTCGTCCTCATACGGAATGTTGTCAATCCGGTTGGGTAGGTTAGGGATAATCCAATCTGGAAAAGTCTCACGATCCGATAAAAGCCAAAACGCATGAGTCTCAGAGAAACCAGCCTTGCGCAGCGATTTATAGTATTCGTTCAACGCAATCGCGTAGGCATCAAGAGCTGAATAAGTCTCGAGGTCGATGACCGGACGTTTCCTTGCCATGAGATAAGTGTTACTTACCTAACATTTCGATTATGGTATCGACACGCGCTTCGAGTCGAGAAACCTGATCCTTAATAGATGAACCTGAATTGGGCTTAAGTTCGCTGAGGTAATGCTTAATCATGAATTGTGTGTATGAAGCCATACCACCAAGCACAGCGATAACAGCCACAATCCAAGAAGCATAATCAGCCGCGC